AACTCACTTGCTGTGTACCGAAACAGCACACAGAATTTTTGAGACCTTTGTCCCAAAGATTGAGGGCATCAAATATACCCTCTGTTAATATAACTCTTCCTTGCATAGGTTTTACTTTTGCTGGACAAAACGGCATCTCCGCTCCTGTTGGATAGATATAGTACTTCATTGTACTAAAATCGTCCAGACTTCTACCTATCAATGAAACTGTCTTCCCTGTAATGTCTCGGATTGGAAAGATGATACGATTCTCAAATCTAGGTACATTCCATGTGAACGCATCCCAGATTGCAAGAGTCTCTTCGGAAATGTTCCGAAATCCTCCACCTCTCCATTCCAATCTGTCTTTTGGGAGTTGTATGCCGACAGTTTCGCTTTTAACTTTTTGTATCTTGTCTTTTATTCGGTGTATACGAACCTCAGTTGGAGATTCGGGAGCACCGAAGTATGTAAATAAATTACCTTTATAGCCACACGAGAAGCAATGGAATATTCCTGTTATTCTATCGACTCTCATTGAGGGGTTAGTATCATCATGCTCAGGATTCAAACAATGTATTTTTGCATCCTTCCCACTTACTTGGTACTGTATTCCTTTGCTTTGTAGTAATTCTTCTGCTATCATAATTATATATATTATATCAAAATTTTAAGTTTGTGTCAAGAAATATTTTCCGCTTCCATAGTCCATCTGTAATAATCCTTTTTGATTGTATACTTACCGCCTCTACAATATACATCTACAAATATATTGTCACTAAATAATGCTGCAGATGCAGCTCCTGTTCCGCAACTAGGTACATAACCTACACCTTTTTCCCATATGTCTACAAATATATTGCCATCATATAAATCATGTACCATAATTTGATTTTGGTCTAATTCTGTGTCTATTATCTCTACCCATGTATGCTCTATTATTTTATTGTTTCTACATATTTCTACGGTATTCGGTCTAGTTATTACTGGAGCAAGAAAATTAATTTTAAATTCATCTGCTAACTCAGCATTAAAGCATACCTGTGCCTCACTGCCATCGATATTCCATATCTGTCCTGTCAGTATATTTTTCCATTGACAATACCCATCTTGATGTAAAGGGTTAGTATCTGCTAGAATTATAACTTGCCCGTTAACTTTGACTTGTGCTTCCAAGGTAACTCATCTCCTAATGCTTCGTGTTCTAAAAATGTAGGGTCGTCTTCATAATACATTGACTTCCATACTAATTCTGCCATTTGAAACCAAATAGCAATTGCTTTGTTTCTAAACTCTTCGTCACCCCATAAATAATATAATAACCACCATTCCTTATCGAATTTACATACTCTCACTTCTGCACTATGTAATTCAGGTACATCTACTAATACTCTTAGTCTTTGACTACCTGCTATTGGGTACCAGTTTGGCATACATAAAAACGGTGACCGTATGCCTTCTTTTATTAGTGCTGCTTTTAGTGGTGCATTCTCTGGTACATCTTTAATGTTCTCTTGTACTTTTTGTTGTTCTAATAACCAACCCACAGTTCTCACATACCAAGTATGTGGCGGAAGGGGTACTAACTCCGCTGTTGCTCTACTTACTCTATCGTTCGCCATAATTCATGTAGTCCTCCATAGCCTCTTCATATATAGGTCTAAATTCTTCTAGTGTTGGCAATACAACTTGTACTTTGCTTTCAACATTACTGTATAATATTTCTGCGCAATGTATGTGCCAAGACTCCTCTAATTGTTGTTCTGTATAAAGTATCATTTTATATCCTTTAATATTTGTAATGCTTTCTTTTTATTAAACCACAAACCATTCATAACTATTGTGTTATGTGTATTTGTATGTTCCAAAATATATCTAGGTATTCCTATTATACTTCTGTCTTTGAATAATCTCCATCCAGGTTTAGAATCAATTAGTAATCTCATAAGTCGTATGCATCTTCCCCTGTTGTCATTGTTTCTTTTAGTTCTGCTCTTTCATCAGGGTCTAACGCAGTGTGAGGCCCGATTTTTAGTGTGTCCCAATTCATCTCTGATACGAAAGTTTCTGCTTTTCCATTTCTCATTTTATCACATTTGAACTTTATACAAGGTTCTGCATCACCCCAATGTTGCACACTATAAGCTGCATCTACAGCATCAAGAATACCTTTGGAGAATCTAGCCTCACCTTTTTCATTTGTTTGGAAAGCAGAAAGAACAAGAATTTGATTCTCCTGCGCAAGAGATTTGAGACCTTTTGATATCTCAATTTGTTCAGTCCAATCATATTGACCTGAACGACCCGGGGCGTTATGGCGTCTAATTTGGTTTAGATAGTCTACTATTACTATGCCTAAATCAGGCAGTTGTGCTGCTTTTTGTCTTACTGTGCTAATGATTTTAGCAAGAGTAAGTGCAGGGTCATAAAAAACATCTACTTGAGGTTTATCTTCCAAAGGATTACGAGTAAGTTGATAATGAAACTTATCAAAATCTCTATGTCCTTTGAACTCTTCTAAACACTCTCCACCGCCTTCAAAACGGTTAGCCCACCACTCGGCGACCTTGTCCCACTCCAAAGGAGATAGATTTTTAGTCTTGATTCGATTAGTAGGTACACCTGTAGCGACAGCACAGATTCTTTGCAGAATTTGTCTACTGTCCATCTCTATAGTAAAATAGAGAACAGATTTATTTCTTTCATGAGCTGCGTTTGCAATATTACAACAAGTAAAGGACTTACCTCCACCTCTTTGTCCGCCAATAACGACCAAGTCTTTGGGAGAGAAAGTATAGTCTAAATCATACTCTTGATTCAGACCAAGCGGCAAGAACTTCTTCAAGTCCTCTTCGCTATCAAATAACTCAATCGTATCCATACTTTCATTGTCGGTAGATGTTTCTACCTGGTCTTCGACTTGAACTACAATTTCTTGTAATAGGTCAATGTTCTCACGAGCATCGCCTATCGCAATCTGATGTTCTACGAAGTTTTCGACTTTGGATAGTATTTCATTCTGAGTGAATTGATTCTTTAAATAGTCCAACAATATATCTGCTGGAACTTCAGTTTCGACTGTTTCTATGGCATAAATCTTCTCTTGAAGTTCTCTAGAACGAACTTCTAGTTTAAGGTCTTCAAAAGTTGGTAATGCATGATACTTATGTACATGTTTATCTACGATCTTCCACAGTTTACGGTACTCACCTTCTGGGAAATAGTGTTCCTTGAGGCTATTCCATGCCCCAAATTCACTGTTCATAAGTATTTGCTTAAGTAATGCCGATTCTAAAGTCAAGTTGTCTCTCCCAAAACAAAAAAGCGAGCAGACCTAAAGAAGCCCACTCGCTGAATTTAATAGATTATTAACCTATTTCTTTTCTAGCTGCACCGTTATAGTCCGCGCACTGTAAGCCTCTTCGAGTTAGCATTGTTTTAACGCCTCTAACTGTTTTGCCGATTTCGTCAGCGATTTCTTCAACAGTCATGTCATTAATTTCAACATCTGCTAATGGGTCAGCTTTGCTTGAACCTTTAGTATGCTCTTGTTTTGGAATAGCATTGATTTCGCCTGCTCTAAGTAGGGATAATGCTTTACCTCTGATTGAGTTAACGCTTCTGCCTAAGCCTTCTGCGATGTCCTCTATGAAAGCTCCATCGTTTACCATTGAGATAAACTGGCTTTCTTCGTCCTCACTGTAAGTTTTTACAGTCTCAACTTTAGGAGCAGGTTTAACATGCTCTGTAAGTTGCATTGAAAGGATTTTACCTTGAATTGATTTTGCACTAAATGCTCCACCTTCAAAGTTTGAAGCAATCTCTGCGTATGTGTATACACCTGAGTTATCAGTTACAAAGTTGCTTAATGTTGCTTCTTGCTCATCTGAGAATGATTTTGAAGCGTTTGCTGATGCTAATTCTACATCATAACCCATTTTTCTAAGCTTTGAACTTACACTTCTTACTGAAGTTTCTAGTTCGTCAGCAGCGTCTGCTACCATAGCTTGAGAAACTGGGCTTTCGTTCCCAACAAAATCTACTAATTGTTGAGTTCTTTCATCTGTCCATTTTGGTAATGCCATTTTAATTTTCTCCTAAAAATTTATTTAAATTGCTTATTATTTGAACACCTCGGTCACGAGCTGTTTGTGTTTTTGCTGATTCAATTCCGCTTTCATTCACTAGAATAGAAACTTCCTTGGTCAGCGATGTTTTAACGATATATCCAAACTGATTTAATACTTTTTCTGCGTGAGCTTTAGTTGGATAAGATTTTAACTTACCACTGATACAAACAACGCCATTGACCTCTTTCTTCTTACTAATTAAATTATTCCATTTGAAAGGTAATATTGTCTTGTAATCACTAGGGTAGTATTCAGTTTCTAACCACTTGAGTAAGTTGGCTGTCGCTTTTGGTCCGATACCTGCTTCAGTACAGCTTTTCTCGCTGATATCTTCAATGTGAGATATCTTATTGCATAATTTTTGAGAAGCCGACCGACCAATAAGGGGTATGCTGAAAGCTGGTATTAAATCGACCAACTTAGCACTCTTAGACTTTTGTATTTCATCAAAGAGTTTTACTGCCATTCTCTCACTACCTAGTTTTTCCTGTATTTCACTAACAGTTAGTTCATAAATTTCGTTATAATCCTGAACTTGTAGTTTGTTTATAGTTGCAGGGCCGAAGCCCTTTATCTTTAGAGTGGAAACAAATGCCTCGACTTTCTTATCCCATTGTGCAGGACACGATGTGTTCCTACAAAATAACTGGTCATTTACAAACTCCAACTTGGTTGAACAAGCTGGACAAACGACTGGTGGGATAATGTCTCTCAATATTTGCCTCTCTCTTAAATATATAATATATTATAGACGATTTTTGGGCATCTGTCAAGAACTAAATTTCGGATGCCACCTACGATTAGACATTAAAATTTTAATCATCCTCGTAAATGTGAGTATCTTCTTCATAAGACCAACGATTCATTAAATAAAACCATATTGCGTGAATTTTATCTAGTAAAGATTTTATCCATTTCATACTTGTATATATCTCCTATTATCCTATCTGCCATTAACTTATGACCTTCCTCTAGTGGATGGTCTCTCGGTCCAAATGGCACCTTCTTTCTTTTACACATATCATAAAAAGGTTCTTCTGATAAACATGGAAGTTCTTTTAGATAGTCTTCCTTTTTCATGTGTGGTACTTGCCAAGTTAAATTGGCTCCTTCTTGTCTTTCTTCGTCTAGGTAGTGAAGCATAGTTTGTAATTGCCCACTAGACATAGTATAAAACAAGTAAGGTATTTGTTTTGCCTCTAAAAAATACTTTGTTGATATCATATGATTTAGAGTTGTTATTAAATTATATTTTGGGTTTCTTACTTCTTTAGCATACCCATTCAATCCTTGCCACTGCTTAAGTGATAAGTCTGGGTGAAAGTGTACTTCACTATCATCTGTTAGTTTCAATGTTGCTCTATTGAATCTGTGCGAAACCCATACAGCACTTCTCCAAATATTAGTAGATAGGTTAAGGAACTCAAATCTATTTGGTCCTGACCATAATATTACTACTAAAGGCATAGGAGTTCTTATCATATCGTCCATTGTAGTTCTCCATATTCTATCATTACTACCACCGACTTTTGAGTTTCTCCAAGTGTCTTGTTTGAAATGACTTCCAACTAGATAAGGGAATTGATCTTTTCCTTCTTTGACTTCCATTCCTTGAACAAAACTACATCCATTCCAATATATCACAATACTTTTACTCCATATTTATTTTGAAAGTCTAATGCCTGTTCCCATGTATTTACTATTGGTTGTCCTTTTATATTCAAACTTGTATTCAATAGCATAGGACACTTCGTTACTTCATACCAACATTCCAGTATCTGTCTTAAATTACTGCCATCATCTTTTACGATTTGTACTCTACTTGTTCCATCTACATGAACTACTGATTTGTAGTCATGCTTTGCTTTTGAAACAAATTGCATAAATTCATTTCCATATCCATCAAAGTACTTTTCATATTCTTCTTCTAGTATTGCTGGAGCAAAAGGTCTAAACTTTTGTCTTCGTTTTATTTTATTGACCTTGTTCTTTACATCATGTCTAGGGTCTGCCAGCAAGGAACGATTGCCTAATGCTCTCGGTCCAAATTCTGCTCTTCCATTTGCAACTCCTACCACCTTACTGTTTAGTAATTCAGCTACTACTTCATTTGGATTTAGTTCTCTAGGTATATTATATCCCCAAAAGGTATGAGTATACTCTAATCTTTTCTTTGTTTTAGCAAGTATACATCCAAGTGCACTACCTGCATCTCCTGGGTTAGGAAATATCCACATCTGGTCAAAGAGTTTTGCAATCTTTGAGTTTGCTACACAGTTTAATGCAACTCCGCCTCC